ATACCTTCTAGAAAAACAAAGAGGAGCCAGGGGTGAAATAACATCACTCCCTAGTAACGTTTCATTCGCAATCTAGCGAACGATTCGTGGAACTCAACTAAGAGCCAAGGTCAAAAACCTTTCCACTTTGTCATTTTTCTCTGGGCAGCGTACAACGCTGTCCCGGCCATCCAGAAATCCTTTCGGTAATCTGGCATCAGAGATATAATATTCTATTGGATCATCGTCTTCTTGTCGATGTTTCCGGTTGTACATTATATGTTTTCCCTGGTCCCCAGCACTGTTAACGTAACCACCTGTAATCATAAGGGTAAGAGCGTTAGGATCGATTTTATCAACCAATCTAACAACAGGAACCTTAACTACAAGCAGCTCTTTATAACGAGAGCTAACTCTAGATGATCTTATGCCCGTTGTAGGGTCAGACCAAACAGGAGTGAAGAATGGTTTCTCCGGTTTATGAAGTAAAGACATTAAGTAAAACAGTGTGTTATATAGCCATATTTCATGACTAGCACACCAATCTACTAAACTGTTAATAGCAACATAAACTTGAGCGTCATTACGTAGCTCTTTTACATAGAAGGGTGTAACATTATACCCTCTATAAAAATCACCACCGCAAGACTCTCGGAAGTAACCCGTACTATAAGACTTATCAGTGTTAACGATAAGCCCAGCACGACTTAGTATACTAACCATGCTTGAATACTCTGATGTGGGGATGATAATATCATCACCGAAGACACCAGTATTACAATAATTGATAAAGAAAGGTTTTGAATCTTCCTTACTCTGATTACTGTAGACTAACGCAAGTAGCGTTAAAGTCATCATAGGAAATGTAAAACCATTCCCCATAGTAGACATCATGTTTAGACTAACCTCTTCACCGGATATGAGTGTCGATTCAGAACGAATCGTCATCAACAGATCATACCAGGGGCGAGGCCATAGAAGTTCAATTAAGCGCGGAGATATCAGATCGGAAGCAGATTTTAAATCCAAGGTAGCTAAATCCTTGTGTTTGCTTCCAATGTCAGCCAGAATGAAATTGAGTTCTGCCTGACTTCTAATATCAAGGCCAACTGTACGTAGAGCCCTTTCAATATACACCCCAGCACCAAGCTGGAGAGCCATATTCATTAAGGGTTCGGTACAAATTGTTCTATGAGTTTCTTCATTTTTAGGAACTGTACTAATCGAACTACCAGTGACCACTTTAAACTCACAACCTGTTTCACCATCAAAGGCGGATAGGTGTGGATTCATTAAACGCAATAATCTTGCGAGTGGTTTAGCTTTCATTGTTACCGTTGGTTTGCGAACAAGTATCTTGTCAGCAAAGTGAGTGGCTTTTGTTCCTCGTGAGGAACCTGGGCCATACTTCCAAAGGGACAACAACAAACTAAGATTCAACGTGTTCTGAATATCACCAGTTAGGTTACTAGTGAATTTTTCTAGTGCATGTTCTATAAACGAACGAGCATTCGAAATTTCATCACAAGTCAAATCTATAGTTACATCCTTCACGATTTCGTTAATACGTTTGAAATCGGATAAAGCTTTCATAGGCAATTGGGCATTATCAACCAAACACTTTTTAGGTGTGCGAATGATTTGTCTTTCAACTGCAAATTGAGCTTCGATGGATGGAAATGTAGACATGCTACGTAATTCTTTTTGTGTAATGGATATGAAAGAGCGCAACCGCTCACCTCCAGTCAATAAATCGACTGAATCAATTACAAACTTACTCATGAAATATCTCCCAATGAGAGTGTAGAAAAATGATTAAAATAACAAGGGCACGATCTCAATCAAATCGATTGCGAAACATGCCTCACCAATCAAGCATACCATTGCATTATGTAAAAATACAAGTAGTACAATACATAATACACGGCATACAAGATTAGTGTCCCAACGCCAACTAGGCACGGGAACAAGTTATAGAATACCGGAGATGATGGTGTCACCGATTCCAGCGGATTGTGCATTAAGCACACCGATGTGAAGCGCTAACATAGCCCTCAGCTCTTCAGGCTCATACGTGTCGCAACCAGCAGGTACCTCGATCGTTGTGTAAACACGCGGAACGAGGGCTGACTGATTGACGGCAGGAGATGCGCCTTTCCGAGTAATAATTTTGTAAGTATTAAGCGGAATATTCTTAATCACGCCCGTCACCGGATTAGCTTGAGGCAGTGTTCTTAACTGCTGAGGCTTAAACATGGTGATAGTGAAGGGCTTGCTCACGGAATGAGCATCTACACCTACTTGGGTACCTCCTAAACCAGTAACGGCATATTGTTTTCCGTTAGGGCTAGGGGCTATATCAGCGGTAAGAGTGTAAGTGTGGGTGGTGAATCCAGTTTGGGCAGAGCCTGAAACTGGTGAAGCTGGTGCAAAAGACATAGAAAGTCTCCAATTATGGGTTATTTATGAAGCTGAATCAAAACAGAAGTTAAGTTCAGCAGTTTATTAACACTATTTTTGGCCACTTCGTCGACAGATTTAACTCTGAAAGACCGATGTGGTAAACTAGCAAGTTTCACGCGTTCATAGCGAAGCGTCTTATCAACAACTGTGCCTCTCTCTTCTTTGTGCATTCTAACAAGCAATGGACTAGGATTTGAAAGAACATAGTTTCGATTACGCCGAACCTCGTACACGCTAGACTTCGTACAGTATATCGTGTTACCCGCACTAGAGACAAAAGCGTCATCTAGGAAATCTCCCATGGTAGTAAAATAATCCATGACCCAACTGAACGGAAATAATTCGTAAGCAGCTGGAACGACATCTCCTAACGTCAAGCCAAACTGGCGAGCCGAGGAATAATCGTTGGAGTTTTGGACATCGAAAGATAGTCCAGCGGTATACTTGTACGTCAGTGAGTGTTGCATGAAAAGCTGAGAGGCTTTCCATTTGAGAGCATAAGCGGCATTATATGTCGCCGGACTCCCAACTTCACTCGACCAGTTGAGACGAGATCCACCAGTTACATGAGTAGTATGATCGCGAGCTGTTAGGCTCGTAGTCACAGTTTTCAATAACTGATCGATATCTCCAACAGTCGGCGAGATTGCAAATGAATATTGCAACCACGCATCACTGAGGTGTTTAACTACATCCTTTCTATAGCGTGAGCTATTCCAGTCCCGCTTAAGAAACAACGCATCTTTTAACAGATTCGTTGTAATTTCTGCGGTGGATTTGATAAGGCCCCTTGTTTCCTTTAGCTCAGCTAAAGGCATAAGAGCCTTAAAATACTCCTGACTGGATGCGAGTTTCCCCTTGATCCTCTTCAAAGCTTGGTCATCAAGACCAGCATTGTGAGGGATAGAGTTGACCGGTGTAAACACATTGCTATGTTTAAGCCAAGACAACGCAGAAGATTCCTGTCCGTTTGATAAGACAGTACTATTCGACTGCAAAGCATGATTAGTAATTTCCTCATAGAAACTAGTTGAGTAATTACTAGAAGCATCTTGCTTTTTAACAAGTTTTTCTCTATAATTTGAAACATCACTCCCAATTGTTGTACTGGTGTGGGCGATATAAGGAGAATAAGAGTCATAGGCACCAAAGCCGAAACACTTAGTCCCCGCGCCTGACCAGTAATAAGAAGGAGCTCGTTTCATAATATTTATAGAGCGCTAAAAAGGACGATCTACACCCGTAAGAGTGAGATCATGGCGAGAGAAATTCTCGAGTCAGTCCTGACCCCCGGGCCCAACGTAATTGTTG